ATGCCATTTACAAAGGCTTCAGGAGCAGAAGGATCTTGAACAATGTCAACGGTTGATAGCATAAAATCTTTACCAACATGTTGCGCGCCGTTCTTCTGCACAAGGCTTCCCATACCACGACTTGATACACCAAGCTTAACACCCCCTTCTAGTAAACCTTCTACAATTTTTCCCATTGGAGTTTGTAAGATTGCTGCTTTTCCTATAACATTACTTCCGTCCCAACGGAGTTCAGTAATCTTATGTGAAACTTTGTCAAGATTGATAGTCGGTCCATCGGGGTGATTCAATTCACCAACCGCTCTACCAGTCTTTACTTGTTCTTTAATGTATTTGTTAACAGCATTTTCTAAGATAGCCTTATCGTATATACGACCATTTCTATTTTTAGAATCGGCTTGCATGAAAACACCTTCAATAGCTAGTGACTTTTTGCCACCAACTTTTTCTTCGATAACTTCTAAATCGCTATCAATATATTCTGCAATTAATTTCATTTTTATCTCTCCAGCATTTTCATTAGTTGTTTAGCTGAAGTTTCCGCATCCTTTACAGAATCATATACAGAATCATCTACAGCTTGACCATCGTAGTAAAGCATAAAGCCCTTACCACCAAAATCGGTAATGCTTATATCCTTCTTTTTCTTTGGCGATTTAAAAGTCTTTACAACTTTTTCGCCACGCTGTAGTTTTAACTTTTCCTGTAGATCTGCAAAGGTAATCACTATTTTTCCTCTTGTGATTGTGCTCTATCTTGCAATGTAGAAGCTACTTCGATCTTCTTTGCATCTAGAGCTGCGGTTAACTTATCAGCCATTACACTGTTAAAGTTTCGGCCAGCAGCAACATTGTCGCCACCTTTCAAATCAGTAATCATTTGTTCTATAGACATTTTCGTTCCTCGTTTATATATTTATAAAAAATTAGATGTCAAGACTAAAAATCTTCGTCTTCTACATCAATTTCGCCACTTTTTACTTCGTCCGCAATCTGAGCTTTAAGTTCTTTTATGTCCTCGTCAGATTGTTTTAGTACATGCTTTCTAATCCATTCGTATGATACGTATTTACCTACATATTCATCAACAGTTGCTAGCATATCAAATCTTTCTCTCCAGATCTCAGCTTCTTTTAATTCTGCAAAGTAGTTATCTTCAATAAAATCAAATGTAATTGATTCTTTCCAATTGTGCCAATCATCTCTTGTGATAATACCTTTAAGGATAAGCTGAGTTTTAAGTAGTTGCATGAATATATCGCTAAAGCGCTTTCTTAAGCGATCAATAAACTTCTTAAATTTAACTTCGTCTCTCGAGATCTCAGTAGATCTACCAAGGGTAAAGTTATTTTCTTGCTCTAATCTTTGTGAAGGTACATTTAAAGACTTATAAAGCTTCTTCTGGAAGTATAGAATATCGTCTATCTGTCCAAGGTTTTCACCACCAGGCAATGTAGTAATTTCTGTACCTCTACCACCTTCTCTTCGTGGTAGGAAAAAATCCTCTAGCATTGACATATGCTTCTTATCGTCTTTAATATTACCAGTATTAGCGTCATAAACCATTTTGTTTCTATATTGGCTCATGATATTCTTCAAATATTCTTCAGCTTTACCCTTAGGTAAGTTACCAACATCAATGTAGAAGATTCTACGTTCTGGTGCTCTACTGATTCTGTAAATAACCAGTGAGTCTTCCATCATTCGCAATTGGTTAACTGGCTTCAGCGCCTTTTGCAAATAACTTAAAATTCGTTTACGTGAAGGATCTAATACCCCCGACGTACAATAAGCAATTGAATCTTTATGAATCTTAATGCCTTCATTATTAGAATTAAGCTTATCGTCTTGGAATAAGAAAAATTCTTTCTGACCGACTACAATATTAGCACCAGTTCTAGGATCTTTCTTTTCTTCGACCTCTTTAACTTTTCTGAGTTTGGTAGGATCAATGTACCGTAGTTCTTTAATCCCGCCCTTTGCTTTATCTTTATCGATAATAATATGATAAGGTAATCTACCATCTACATACCATCGTCTAAAAATATCGTGAGCATAAGCATTAAAATTCAATAATTTAAGTACAGTTTTAAACTCTTCTGTCACTGCTTCCTTAATAGAATCAGATGTTTCAACTTCATCTAATACTAATCTCACTGGTGTATCATCATGACCACCAACAATAGCTTCATTAATAATATCATCAATTGCAGCATCGCACTCAGGTTGAGTAGCCACGTCACGATATTTATAAATTAAATCAATTTCTGATTTAGCCTTGTCGCCATCAAGATCGACGTAAGCTCCAAAGTGGCCACCGGCCTGAATTACTCCAGCACCGTCCTCGTCTGTATTAGGTACAAACGATGGCCTGATGGGTTCTTCACCACCTTTTCGCTTTATTTCAAATCCAAAAAACTCTGCCATTTCTTTATCCTATAATATTATCGGAGGGGGATTAGTTCCCCCTCGTCTAATAGTATTTATACGCCTACTAAGAAGTAGTATTTGACTCCCAGTACTGAACTTGTAGCTCAACTGTAAACTCTTCGATCTGATTCTCGTTGTCATAATTCAACTCGATTTCAGAAATATTAGTAGGGAAGGTCCCTCTAATATCGTAGCGCTTTACAGCATCTCCATTTTTGTCTAATTGCTCAACAATCATATCAGCCATGTATTCAGTTGGATTAGCTATACCGCGTCCATCAACGTGTTGGTTAATACCATTACTCCATCTTTCGAAGGAATCACGTACAGTAAAGTTTACATCATTGATAATGGTGACAGTCCATGGTTCAAATGTACGATCTCCAGCCATCTGTAATTTTCTACCACGGAAATTTACTTCAACTGGATTTAAAATTGATGCTGGTAAATTAGCTCCTTTACATAGGAAAGAAGTCAATTCAACATCACCTTGTGCGTAACTTGGAAAGTTACATGTGACTTTAAACATATTGGATCTAGCGCCACCGCCAGTCAACTTAGATTTAAAATCGTCTACGCCTAAAATTGCCATTGTTTCCTCCTATTAACCGCCGGCGACTTCAGAGAAGTCAACACCAGTTCTTGTTGCAATAAAGTTTAGTGTAATAAAGTTAATAGATCGTGAAGGCTTAATGAAAATATCGGCTACAAAGCGATTAGAATCAACCACTTGACCAGTATTGTTCGATTCATCACATACGACTAAGAAATCGGTTACACCACGACGGCCTTTAACATCACGTAAGAACGGCTCTAGCATATTTCTAAATTGAGCTCTTGTAAATTCATCATTGAACTCAAATAATTGAGCCTTTGATGCAGTACTAATAGCTTTCTCTAAAACAATGAATAAGCGTCTAACGTTAATGCGATCAAATGCTGATGGACGAGTTAATAATGTCTTATCTCCAAATAGCATTGTACCTTGACCTGGGAATGAAACTAATGGGTTAACTCTAGCTTTATATAGTTCATCACGCTGCGCTTTAGTTGGGTTAAACGCTAATTTAGCTACGCCTCTTAGCTGACCTCGATTAAGGCCTGCAGGAGAGAACCAAGCGTCGGCAACTTGATCGGTGTTTGCACAAAGTCCAGCACAAAGTCCAGCTGCACCAATGTATAAATATACGTCATTATATTTGTCGTAAATATAAACTGCACCTGAATCAAGTGAAGCATATGATGTAGAGTTTAATGCGCTAGCGTAAGATTTAACACTAGCTAGCGGTGTAGTACTATTAGCAGTATCGCTAATGGGCGGAGAGATAAACGCCATACAATCTTTACGTGACTCAGCTAGAGCAATTAGATAGTTTCCAATAACTGCAGTGTCTGAACTTGTAGCCGCGCCAGCATCAGGGCAGGTGAATAGAAGATTTACATCTTCCAATTCTGGATCAGAAAATAAATCCAGGCCCGTCTGAATATTTCCAGTAGTAGGTTCGTTACCATCTACGCCGCCCTGCAGATCATAGCTAAAGGATGCTTCTGGTACAGCAAATGAACTGTCACGTTCAACTACGGTTTGGCCGTCATTTGATAAAGGCCAATCAGCAGTTGCAGAAGTAAATTTAACATAATTTGACTGTGCGTTAACTACGTTTCTCCAGTATATCGAAGTACCAGACGCGTCTTTAGCATCTAATGCTTGTGACATATATGGAAATGTTTCTAACACAGTTCCTACAGTGCCACTGAAGTAACCTAATCTATCGACTACAACCATGTGCAGCTCGTCACCAGATTTAGTGCGGGTTACACCGAAGTCATCTTCTACTCCGTCATAACCTTTGTTAAGCGCATAATTTGAAGTTAATGGGGCCCCGTCAAATTCATCCTTATAATCCCAGTTTGCGTATGCAGTGCCATTTGATTTATGTGCGCATATTTCGATACGAAGGCTATTACCAAGAAATCCTGGATATTTAGATATAAATTCGCCCACATCGTTTGAGTTAATAGATGTACTATTAAAGTCATCTTCGTTTTTAATTATTAAAGCAGAATTGCCCTTTACGTTCGCGTTTCGCGCTGAAGTGTCTACTGTTCTTACTACTTTTAATGCGTTGCCATACTTTAGAAATGATGCCGCAGTTAAAAAGTATTTTGCCGTAGTTGTGTCTGGTGTGGAAAAAATCGACGCCATGTTGTCCTCAGACGACACGAGTCTTATTTCTTCAGCCGGACCCCAATTGAAGGCACCTACGAATCCACCAATAGATGTGGATACGGCAGGTATTACGCCCGTTGCGTCAATTTCTTTGACTTGGACGCCTGGTGATACTTGAAATGCCATCGCTTTATCCTCTTAAATG